AAAGTAGTGTCAAATATATACTGATAACGATTCCTGTTTCCCCTTTGTTAAATATTTCATACACTTTACCACTTCAAAGCATTAAAGCGATTGTTACTAATTTAAAAGTCAACATTTATCCATATAAATTACAACATATATCCTTAAGTCCCATTTATAGTACTTTAATGATTTAGTACAAATTATCATGAAACAAAATTACATGTAATAATGTGTTTTTGCACGTTACAACGACTAAAAAACTTGCAACAAATAGTGCTTGTGTTACTTATATAGGTATGATATACTTGTATCATAGCAAAAGGGAGGAAAAAACAAAAAGCCTATTGCTAAAATATTTATTAAAGTGAGGTATTTTATCATGACTAATTGGACTATTGAAAAAACTACTAATGACAATGATACTGAAACTATCAGTATCACGCGCCCAATTAATGACAAACCGAAAAGTACGGCTTGTGTTAGCCGTACTGTTAAGGCGGGCACGGTCGTACGCGTAAAGTATGCCCGCTTTAATGATGATTTTTCCGTGGATACCGGCGAACTTGTAAAACAGTTTGATGGCGTCTTGGACGCTGAAAAAGTTGAAAAAGCATTGCACAACGCTGAACCTTGCACAAAATGGCAAATCCTGGATGTACAGCCAAAAGATGAAAATACTCTTGGAATTCCGCGTGAGGTATTCAATGCTGTTGCCGTTCCCGTTGAACGTCCGCTAAGTCAGCGGTAAAATTTAATGTTCCGCCGGGTTTGGCATTAAAGCCCGGCTCCATGTGGCATAAAGCCAAAATTAAAAAAGTGAGGTACACAAAAAATGAAAATGCAAGTTGTAACCATGAAGCTTGACGGCAACAATTTTAGCATCAGTAGAAAACTAACCGATACTAAAAACCGCCACAATACCGATTATGCCAGTTGCAATATCATTGTATTAAAGCCTATGTTTTATTGCAAAAGTGGTTTTATTGCTTCTGGCTTTTCCAGTTTTGAAAGTCCTATCATTGATCACGATTTAAATAATGTCCGTGAAAGCATTGACGACTTTATAAAGGCGGTGTTTGCAAAATGATGTACAGTACACGTGAAGAGTTTTCAAACGCTGTTATTAGTGATTATAACCGCGCCGTAAAGGGTCAAGTTGAACAACTTTATTCTTGTAAAGCATGGATTATAAACCCTGATAATTCCGATTTCATAATACTTAAAAGTTATTCAACTATTGTGGCTGCCTTTCAGCGTACAACCGGCATTTTGTGGGTATTTGACCACTATAGCAATACGACATCGCAGCACATCGCAAAATTTCGGAATTGGATTAGATATGAATTTCAAACCGGCTGGAATTATCCAGCAACTGTTAGGTTGTACAATGATTCTAGAACCAGCAAACGCGCCGCCCGGAAAAATATGGAAGATGATTTTGCAAGCGTCATTGCATCCGTATTAAATCAGCGCTGATCTAGAAAAGAAAATAAAGTGCACCGCCTTTAATGGCAGTGCATTTTTTATACAAATTTTTAGATAGAATTCTTTACTATTAAGTATAAGTAACTAGCAGTAGTTAAGCCTAACTGCTAACCTGTGAAATTCTTAACACACTTTACCGCTTCAAAGCGCTAAAGCGTCCATCCGTTAAGAAAATGGTGAGCATGGGTATTAACCTTAGCACCAACCCTGCCGCGCCGACCACCGGGGGGTGTCGTGAGAAGCCCAAAAATAAATCGGGGTTCAATTTCTTAAACCCAATAATTCCCCTCTCCCCTCTCCCTCTTCATTATTTAAGAAAGTAGGTGAAATAAATGTTAGTAAAAGATTTAATTAGGGTATGTAGGAATATTCATTATCGGACAAATTTGATACTTAAAGATGGAGATAAAACTGTATATGCAGGACAGTTTAAGGATATGCCATACTACTTTGATTTTTATTATTTCAAATCTTTTGAAGTATTAGCTTTTAAGTTTTATGTATAAGGAGTTGATACAATGCGTTATGACGTTCCCATTCATCCTATCCCCATAGGCTCAATCATTAAATACAATGTAAGAGAATATGGTTATTTATATGGAGATGGACAAGAGAAAAGAGCAATTAAGATTGCCAAAATTGGTAAGGTTATTGACATTATAGAGCATGATGGCAGAGTAGTTTATTATTCTGTAGCACCAAGTTTTAATTGCACATTTAATCAATACTTTGTAGGTGATTGCTTGGATTCTGTTTGGCCAGAAAACGTAGAGGGTGTTTATTATGACTATTAAAGAATTATACAACGCTAACAAAAATATGGACATAAACGCCACATGCGTCATACATTGTAGATATGAGTATGAAGGGCGTAGGTCTATTGATGATATTTTTGATGGATGTATAATCTATAAAGATGATTATTATACTATGCCAAGAGTTCTTAAGGGGTTGGAAGTATTAACTTTTAAGCGCTTAGAGGATAGTAGCTCAAATGAAGAATCTAATAAATGGGAAATTTGGGTGGTGTAATTATGACTATTAAAGATTTAGACACAGAAACCCTTACCTTGCTTAATAAACTATGCAATAACTGGTATACTAAAGCCTGTCCTTATTGGCAATTACATTTTATGGATGGCGATTGTAAGGATTGTCACCTTAAAGAATTCTGCTATACACTTGACTGCATTGACTATGACGTTAAAGAAGAGCTTACAAATAGAGGTGAGTTTTAATTATGATTCTTCATCTTGATAAATATGATGACCTATATTTAGCCAAATTAAAAAATTTTATTAGTCATTGTATAACTGGAATTCCTTGTCCGAATATTAGATATTGTGATTCTGCATGTGGTTTGAATCAATTCTGTGAATCATTGCAGGTTGCATATATTGATGTATGTCAATAGGAGTCTAAGCGTAATGCCACAAAACAAGAAAGAATTTAAGCGCCAAGCCGAAGCAACTAGGCTACTGGAAAAGATAGGCGCAACAAGACGTAAATCTAGAAGAGCTGGTATAACTGTAACAGGTGAGCTTAAAGAAAGTCTTAGAGGTAGACAGTCTGCCGAAGTTGCCAACGCTCTGAAATTTACTGCTAATACTGCTCTTGATGAAGCTGAAAAATTGTATAACGACCTTATTGATGCAGCCGATAATGCTGAAGATAAAACATCGCAAAAGCTTATGCAAGAGTATCTATCTAAATACTCAGAGCATATTCATTCCTTGCATAAATCCGTTAAGAGTAGCTATAGGTCATTGAGAGTAGCTAATCGTCTTGAGGATGTATTCAATTATAGTGATGCAGCATATAAGATTCTTAGAAATCCAGATGCTTATTTTGGCAAAAAGAAATGGGGAGCTATTTCTGGTATACTTAACAATCTTATGGGCACCTATAGCAGGGATATTCCCCCAGACGATTTGAAAAAATTATGTACGTTAGGTCAAAAGTTAGGACTTGACACCTTAGTAGATATGGATAGAGCTTATGCAGAATATGATAATCTGCTAAGAAATTCTGACCAGATTGGTAAAGTTCTGGTTGATGCAAGTGATAAACTTAGATTTATTACACAGGGTAATGAAAACTTTATAGAGCGTCATAAAAAAGCTTATGAAGAATTCACCGAACTTGCATCTAAGTATAATTTGTGGTAATATTCACGAATGAAAGAAGGTGATGCTGTATGTGAGAAAGCGCAGTGAACATAAGTATTCAACTATCATATATTGTTATGATATTGAAACATCATCCTTAATATATGGTGAGGATGAACTTCAAGAGCATCTGCAAAGCACTTATCTTCATGGCCTAGCTTCATTTGCTTATCGTCCTATACCTCATGCACCATTTAGTGACTTTGAGAATGAAATGGATTATAATTTTTTTAGAACTTATGATTCAATTTCTTCTGAATTTGAGAGAATCAATGAGGATGCTAAGAATAATGATGAATACGTCAAAATCTTTGTGCATAACTTGAGTTATGAATTTGAAGCAATGATGCGTAATATAAATTTCTGCATTAAGAACTTCAATCCTAAACGTTTCATTGCAGTCGCTCCGCACCAGCCATTAGTAGCAGCTTTTGACCATCTTGAATTTTATGATAGCTTTAAGATTCTTTCATGTAAAAGTCTTGAGCTTATCGGTACAGAGCTTGGAGTTCCTAAACTTAAAGAAGTCAAAGGCGGTTATGACCAAAAATATTATTGGTGGTCAGATTTACCTGATTCTGAATACATTTACAATGAACGTGACTGTAAGCTAGTCTTGTATGCACTATGTAGATACATGGCTAACTTCACCAAAGTTGATACAGTATCAGATATTGGAGTATCTAACACATCAATGATTAAGCGTGAAACAAGGCTTAACAGAAATATTGCTACCGATAAAGAAGTTCATACTGCACAATTCACAGCAGCGATAGAACTTAAGAACAACGAACCATTTATGGAGTTCTTTCAGAACTGTCTTGCAGGTGGTTATACTCATGCTAATCCTTACGCAGTGGGTAAGATATTTAAGGATGTTTGGTGCTTTGATGCAAGTTCTATGCACCCGTCAGCAATGTATGGTAGGCGATTCCCTTACAAGTGGAGAAAAGAGGTTAATCCTAATGAATGTTATCAAAATTTCCAGTCTGCAAACTATGAGTTCTTATCTGGCTGCGAAAGCGGCGCTAACTCAGGGTTCTTCCATTATTCCGACCAACGGATTGAGTTATATGGATGTAAAGATGTTAAATTCTATTCAGTCCTTCAAGCAGCATACCGTGAATCAATCTTGTTTGAAAGGCCAATAAAATATAACTTTATGGCTAATGTTACCTTTTATAATATTAACGCTAAGGATTTTGGTAACCGCATTTACAGCTATATCAGTACATCCAAATGCAGCAATATTAAAAATGGCAACTTTGACAATGGTAAAGTAGTCAAAGCAGATGAACTTACATTTCATGGATGTGATATTGACTTTATGTTAATTCAAATGCTCTACGATTATAGTGGTTCAGAATGTGATGAACTTTATTATGCAACAGCCCATAAATTTATTAACAAGCCTTTGCGGAATACAGTTAAATACTATGCACGCCAGAAAACAGGATTCAAAAAACTTGAGCATAAAGTTGCCGACCATGTAGAAACGCTAAACGATTTTACGTTTGAGGGATTGAAGCTTTATGATGATTCTGTGGCACAAGAGATTATGAATACCCATAACAAAGATTTAGTCCACTTTGCCTTAATGGCAAGTAAAGGTGGATTAAATGGTCAGTATGGATGTTCAGCTATGAAGCCGTTACGGCAAGAAGTTGGTGTGCAGGGGGACGGTGATAAATTTGAGTGGATTCCAACTGGGGTTAAGTTTCTTAAATCCAGAAATTCCCTAAATATTTTCACAGATGGTCTATACACAGTTGCTTACAGTAGATTGCACCTTATTTGCTTTATGCTCTATCTAGTATTAAGCCAAGGTATTGAACCTCTCTATCATGATACAGACAGCGGTTATTTTGTAGGTTACAATGAGAACGTTCAAAAGGCCGTTGATAGATTCAATGAGAATATTCTCAATAACAGTGAGAATAAAGATTGTTACAATTTTGGAATTATGGACTTTGATGGTCACTATGAGGATTTTGTAACATGGGGAAGTAAATGCTATTGTGCAACATACTTAGATGCAGATAAACACTTAAAAGTTAAGGCTACTGTAGCAGGTGCAAGCAAGAAGCAGCTTTCCGAATTGTTTACGCAAATAGTAAACGATGAAGATTTTGAGTATCTAGTACAAGAATATTTTCGTCCTAATATCAGTTATGATGAATCTATAAACAAGAAGCTTATCCGTAAAACTCCCGGAACACATATTATAGGAGATTTTACAGATGATAATGGAGAAACAGACCACCTAGATGAATACTCTGTAACTGTGCTTGAACCTTGCGGCTATACATTACGCTCTACAAATAGCCCTGTTAATAGAATGTATTATTCATTCTGTTATTCATTGCGCGGAGAATCTTATATAGATTATTTGCCCGAAGTTGTTAGCATAAACCATGATGAAAATGATAAAGAACTTTATGGGACTTATCATAAAGTACAATCCGACAAAGAATATGCTATGTTAATTGACGGCAATCCTGCAAGTATATTTCAGTGGGAATGGAGTGATAGGAGATGATTTAATTGAAAGAAAAAGATTCTTACAGAATCAGTAGAAGAGCTACATGTCCTTATTATATTTCTCATACAACAAATTACATTCATTGTGAGGGTATGAGAGTGTCGCGCCAAGAGTACAACCTTAAAACCGATTGTTGCGGCCAGTATAAAAACTGTCCTCAATATAAATTTCTTACTTACCATTATTTAACAAAGGAGAACTAACTATGTACACTAACAAGAAAGCATCCGCTAAGGCCACCAATTCTGCTAAGTCCGCTTCTTCCGTCATTACTGATATTCGTATTTTCCCCATCAATAACAAGAAGTCTAATTGCCGCGCTATGGTCTCCATTACGCTTGCAAATGTGTTCTGCATTTCTGGCATTAAGATCATGGACGGCAGCAAGGGTCTGTTTGTAGCAATGCCCGGTGCAAAGAATAAGAAAGATGAATGGCATGATATTTGCTACCCTATCACTAAGGAATTTCGTAAAGTTATGAGCGATTCTATTCTTAACGCTTTTGATTCCTTGCAGGAAGATGAAGATGAAGATAATGAAAGTGAGGATGACTGACAAGCTCCCCAATGAATTGCCACCTGACATTGACGATGATTTGCCATTCTAAATAGAAAAACACCCCTAAGTGGATAACCACCTAGGGGTGTTTTATTAGTTAGCTAATACTAGGAACAAGAACGTTAATATTGGTCATACCATTATTGTTATCCCATCTAGGATAATCCACAGGAGTGCCATCTTCATTGCGAATACGGTCAAGAATAACAGGACTAATACCATTATTAAAGCCCTCACAAGTTACTACATAAGCATAGGATGCAGGACGATAGCAATACAAAATAAGTGCGTTGTTATCTTTTGTATAGAAAACTCGGCCATCACCAATCTTTGAAAGACGATAGGAAATATTTTTTGTACCTTCCGTAGTTAAACCTGCAATATCTTTATATAGTGTGCGGTTATTTACAGCACAGATAAAATCATTAGGGGCATAAGTATTAAGAGAAAGGTAAACCGTAATATCGACATCATCATTATCACGAATACGGATAGAGCCTTGTGTGGGAGCAATGTTGCTAGCAGGAATCGGAATATAAGCAAATGCTTTATATTGGCTAGGATTGCCTGTCACAGTTTGCCCATCAACAATATATTGCATCTGATTAGTGATAGCTAAATCAATACAACGATGTTCACCAGATGCACAAATATACTGACCGCGTTCCACAGCACCACTACCGAAGATATATTCGCGTTTAGTATAAATGTAAACATCATCAAGTTTACATACAGCATTGGTAACAGGATAAGTGCCAACTGACTGAATGGTGGTGCTAACTTTAGCAGAGCGGTTGATAATACCGCCATTAACAATAAACTGAGGATTAGGACTAGTACCAATCAAAGCAACAGCTGCATAGCCAGTTTCAGTGGTAGCAGTTTCGTCATCACAGGTGTAAATCAGATTGTTAATGTAAGCTGCCGCCTTACCAGGGCCGTCAAAGACAAAACCATAGCGGCAAGTATCTGCATAGAAGTTAGTAACATGAATATCATTATTACTAACTTTGCAAGCGATTGAGTTATTCCACCAAGTATTAGCGTCAGCACCACCTGTACCGCCAGAGGGAATACCTGTATAGCTAGTCCAGTTGCAACCATATACATCAGTACGGCAGTCAAAGCCAACCTGACATACCATATTAACAAGGTTATTGCATTCGCAGTCAGGAGCTTTGTTACCTAAGAAAAATGCAACAGAACCAGTCCAACGCTCTACAGGAGTATTATCACTAAATCCCCATACCATTACATTATCCATATAGCAGTAACGGTTCAGAGTGCTATTGTTGGGCTGCAAGTAAACACCGTAGGACTTAACCTTATTGATACTCACATTGTAAATGCTGTTATCAGTATATTTATTGGTAGTAAATACAATGCCACCAATCATACCACTACAAGTAATGTCCAAATTAGCAATAACAATATTACCAGTTACGTCATCACCCGATACAGTAATAACGCCCTGACTACCAAATGCAGTAGGATTAGCAGTATATTGCAAGATAGTGTCGCTAGTACCACGCGCAGGGTCACGAGAAGAACCGGCACCATACAAGCTATGCTTAAGCTGCAAAGGTGCGCTAATCTTATAAGTACCAGCAGGAATAAACAGAGGTTCATTTTTAGTATGAGTGTTAATAGTAGCGGTAATATCATCAGTTCCGTCTTTTTTCAGCGTCTGATATTTTTCAATGCTAACAGGGGATGACTCAACAAAACTAGGAATCTTACCAGTGCGACTTGTTAAAAATTTTGTATCGGGGTCTGTAGCGGTTCCCATAGAAACATAAGCATAATTATCATCAATGTTTGTTTCATGGGCTGATGCCAACGTTAAATTACCATAAATATATGTGGGGACTGTAGTGTTACCAACCGAAGTAACACCCGAATGAGCAGTAAACGCCTTTCCACCTTTAGAAAAGATTTCTACTTTATTTGCGGTTACTGTTACATTACCGTCAACAGTCTGATTCATATTACCGCTGACAGTCTGGTTGAGGTCACCAGCAGTGTTAATATCAATTTTCTTAGCAATATCAGTACGAGCTTGGGTATCTTTTACATCATAAGTATCATCATCAATATTAAACTTGTCAACAAAAGGATTTGCCAATTTAAGTCACCCCTTCAATATATCAGGTAGTTGCGTGTGTGTTAGTAGTAACAACCTTAATAGTAGTTTCAGTAGGATTATAAGTTACAGTAACTCTGGGGAGTTTTTCAAGTTCATTAACCTTATTAAGCGCACTAGTTGCCTTATTAGATGCAGTTGTGGCAGTGGTTTTAGCAGAACTTGCATCTTTTGCAGCAGCATCAGCAGTGCTTTTGGCAGTTGTGGCAGTAGTGGTAGCACTATTAGCTTCATTCAAAGCATTAGTGGCAGTAGTGGTAGCACTATTAGCTTTATTCAAAGCATTAGTGGCATTAGTAGATGCAGTATCAGCAGTAGACTTAGCGCTAGCGGCATCAGTACGCGCCACAGAGTCTTTAATCTCACAGATAGTACCATCAATGTTAATTTGCGTTACAAAATTAGTAGTCTCAGGCATATATTATTCCCCCATTATTCTACAGTATGAGTTCCGGCAGTAATGCTAATCGTTTCAGTTTCTTGTGTATAAGCGACTTCGACACGAGAGAGCTTTTCCAATTCAGTAACTTTATTAAGAGCATTAGTAGCATTAGTGCTTGCTGTAGTAGCAGCAGTACGAGCTTCGCTATCTTTGACAATTACTTCTTGGTCGTTAAGGTTGAACTTAGATACATAATTACTTGGCATAATATCACCTATCCTTACTTACCAACAATTTTGATAGTTTCCACGGGAGCATCATAGATATGAATATCTCCACCAGTAACGATTGTACCATTATTAGGATTAAAGAAACCAAAAGAGATAGAGGTGTCATCTGCATTATACTTGGCAACTTTTAACGACAGAATATAGTGCAAACGTTCAGCAATAGTTGTCTTAGCACAGTTGGTGCCCTCAATGTACCGGGTACCTGCATCCATAGGCTTAAGAATTACATACAAATCGTTATTAAGCCAAACAAGGTCGTTTATATTGCGGTTAGCACTTGCAGTAGTTTTCAGCTTTTCATCAACAGGAGTGATAGCAAGCTTAACACTTCCCCAGAGTTCAGAGAAGTTACCAATCTTAGTCCAATAATCTTCATTGTTAATATCAATGCCAATAGGTACAGGCTGAGTGCTCAAATATCCATCACCATTGACAGTGACAACAACCGTGTTACGAGGATACTGTTTGGTAATATCCCACTGAATAGGGTCTGCATAACTAATGGAACTGGTTTCAATGTACTGCTGCATTACCTCAATAACCTTAGATACCATTTCATAGTAACTAATGCTATCATCATAGGCAACAGGAATTACAGAACGGAAAAGTTTGTCCAAAGGATTGTACTTCAAACCTAATCACCTCTTTACCATAAACGCATAAACAGAACTTCCATATCTCTATATAAACAATTATAGATGTTCGTGTTTTCCTTCATATAATCGTTCATAATAGATACCAGAGAGCGACCACGATAGCCTTTTTCTACATGGTCAAGAACACGATGTTCATTGCCATCACGATTTTCTTTTGTGTTGTTTTTATCATCCTGAGTGGTATTACTATTACTGCTGGAATTGGCATTAGAACTAAAATCATTGGTAGAACTTGCCTTACTATGGTCAGCATCCGACATATACTTACCAGCAAGAAAATTATCAAGACTACCCTGCGGAGTATCAGTATGAGTATTGGTATTCTCTCCATTGCTGTTAGAATTGGAAGTATAATTGGAATTATTGGTGCCGTCAATATTGACCTTACTATTCTTGGTTCTATCCTCAGTATTCACATCATGATGTTCAGTATTTTCATCACTGGTAATAGAGAAATCATCAGTTAAGAACATTTCATACTGCTTATCAAGTGCTTCAAAGAGGGGATTGTAATAAGGCATATGGCTGTTCATCCAGTCATCCAGACGCAGCTGCCAAAGGCCAAAGGTTTCAGAACCAATTTCATTTGTATAGAAATGCTTAAGAATATTGGTTTCAAGCTCTTTTCGTTTATTCTCATTCCAGATAGGATAATTAAAATTAAAGATTTTAGGCCGAGCACGCTCAATAATTTCTGAATAAGAAACATTGGTGTAAGGTTCAACAATGCCTGCTTTTGATTCACAGATAAAGCGCACTTGAGTTGTGTACTTACTCATTATCCCCACCATCCTCAATATTGGTATCGCTTAAATTCTCTTCATCCTCTCGGCCTTCCATAATCTTAGTCAATTCAAGCTGAGAACGCATAGACACGGAGATATTAGTATTAAAGAGCCTGTTATAATCCTTGCAGAATTTTTGTCGAGAGTACAATGGAGAAAGACGGTCTGCTTCTACCTGACCTAAGGTCATTTGAACTTCGGTAGTAAACTGCCGCTCTGCTTTCATATTGTAGTTGCTCTCAATACCTAAATAGGTAAGAGCTTCCGCAAGAGTTTCTTTTTTCTGCTGCTCTAACTGCAAGCCAATATACTGAACGCCTAAATCAAGAACGCCCATCATGTTCTTAATATCATCAGTAGAGGGATTGCCTTTAACGTACAGCCAAGGGTCATACTTATCTTGCTGATACACCATATTCTGTACAGAAAGTTTTGTATTCTCATTTGCATAAGCAATTCGGGGAGTTTTCTGTGCAGCAAGGTTTAAGTCAATCGTTCTGTCTATATTGGTAAGACGTTGTGCGAACTGTTTAATGACAATAGTGTCAGGGGAGCGGCGCATATTACACCAAAGATAGGCACAGTTTTGTTTATTAAGGCCAGTTTTCTGGTAATTAGAATTGTAGCCATAGGCACGCACATATTTAGGGTCACCAATAATGTCAAAGTTATCACTGGGCATAGCAGGAAGAATCAAGTTGCCCATAACAGGGTCATGATAGCCAGCCATTAAAGGTTGCCAGAACAAGAACTGTTCAATGAATCGTTCATCCAAAAAAGGAGAATCTTCAAGTCCTTCCCATTTGAATCTTGCAAGTGCTACATCATACAGACGATTAAACCAATTAGCATAAGTTGCCCTAGTTAAGTCATAAGAATCAATCCAAGGTGGCTGTGGTTTTTGTGAACGTTTACTCATTTACTCACCTACTTCTGGAATACGTTTAGTAATAGGATTGTCAAGTGTATAGTTACCAACTTTGTGCGGGTCATGCCAGAACGTTACACCATGGTTAAATACAGCAGCGATAGTCTCAGCAGCTTCTGGGGGAATTTCACCAAGGCAAATAAAGTTAGCAGTCTTAACATAGTTCCAATTCAATCTGCTATCAATATTAGGAGTTTGAACCTCATGAATTGGATAACCGTACATAGACCAATAGTTATCAATAATCTTAGCAAATTCTGCTGTGATCTGACGATAACTAACGCGAACTACAGGGCCTGCACAGTCAGTTCCTGGAAGATTATTATCATTCAGAACCTCAGTATAAACAAAATATGGACTGACAGAACCATGATTCTGTGGTGGTAGTCTATCCATATCGATCCGCTGCGCCAAAACATTAGCGACATTAAAACCTTGGTCAACAAATCCCTCAACAGCATTAACAGATTGACTGGGATAAACTGAGGTATGTTTCTTTGCTGCTTTAGCCATTGCGCTTTTGTCACTTGCAACAGCAGGAACAATATTTAACGCACTAAAAGCAGTATTCACAAACATACCTGCATTTTGAACGGCAAGAGAGCTTGCATTTTGCGCAAGATATACCTTATAAATATCTGTGTTATAAGAACACATCGGCCAGTTGCTTAATGCAAATACATCTTCTGTATTAGCACCAACTACACCAGCATAATCATAAGGGGCAAAAAGTGCAGTCGTTTGACCACCACGCGACATAACTTCATAACCAATGTTGATGGAACCTTTTAATTGATTTCTTAACTCAAATTTGTACACATGGTTATCACCCTGACTTGAGTAAAACCTAAGGTAATTATATGGATATGTAAAAAGCTTATTATTCTTAGGAACATATCCATCAACATTCTTAGGCAGTTCATAAGTTTTATCATATTTACCACTATCAGCAATCTTGGGAACCATGTAAATTCCTAGAATTCCATCAGGTGCCTGACCGCCTTTTACAGCAGCAGTGATAAAGTCATTAGCAGCTTTTACAGAATCAAAATAATTTTCTTTAGATGCAGCATAGATACCATAAGCTTTATTACCTTGTGCTGGTTGAGAGCTATCCCCAGTTCCCTCAAATGTAGTCACAATACAAATTTGCTTATCAAAATCAATGTTTTTAATAAGTTTATCAATATAGGGGCCAGTATCAAAACTTTCGGGAACCAAATTCTTACCAAATGTATCATCGTTTACGTGAGAACGCTCAATAAAGCAAGCTTGTAATACAACTTGATTAAACCAAGTTTGCATAACATCTACCGTAAAATAAATTCTACTGGTTTCGTTTGCAACATATTCTACCCTATCAATAAATGCGTAATACCATTTATTAGAAAAGTCAGCGTTCTGAAATACAATATAATTACACGGCTCAATCGTTTCAGCATTAACACCAACAGAGAGATAACTCTCTAAACGCTGATATGTGTAATTGGTAAGATGAAGAACAGATTTGGAAGTAAAATAAGCAAAACGAGAAGAATCAGACTGAAACCTAAGCACATGATTATAGGTGTTATCTGTAGGGATACCCTTACAGATATAAAGTTGCATATTAGGCAATTTGCGTTTTCCACTCCTTTCAAAATCTGTAGGGTGGTTTACACATCATCCAAATAGGAAGTTTGCGTTTAACTGTAGGAATAGGGCCAGGGCCGGGTGGTGTTGGTGGATTTGTAGCATCCCATTCAACATCCCATGTACCTACTTCATTAGGAATACCAAGAATAGCAGAGGGGTCAGTTCTATATGCTGTACCATAACCGCCTATCCAATATTCCCAGTGCGTATGAATGCCGCTGGCATTACCTGTTTGTCCTTGCTCTCCAATATATTGACCACGAGTAATTGTTTCACCAACACTATGAATCTGACTAACAAAATGAGCTGCAAGCCAATAGCTATTATCGCTCATTTTAACTACAATGTAGTTGCCCCAAGAATCGTTACCAGTCGTACCGCCTTGCCAAGTATGGGCTGTTTCAACCGTACCTGCCATTGGTGCATAAGATTGATGATTTGTGTGTACTGTGTCAATACCACCATGAACTGAACCATCAGAATAATGTGGATAACCTGCTGAAACTCTAATTGTGCTTTGGTCAGTGATACATTGTTTATAGGTAGCCATAATCAAGCAATGCGTGATAACGTATGCGCATCCCACGTTTTAGAAGGATAAGCCTATTAGCTTAAGAAAGTGTCAATTATCAAGCCTTAGTAGTAAACTGCACAGCGTTAGCAAACGGAGATGCAGAATAAATACGCCAGATGTGATGGAAGTAATTCCAATCCAGAGTAGAACCGAGGTCAGTTTCACGCATGGTGTTCAGCTTAGTATAAATCTGGAAGAAGTCACGGTCAACCATAAGTGCTTGAATAGCGGCCATATCTTCATCGTCAGGGGTAACGTGAGTATAGGTCTTATCGCCACCAGTTGCGATAGTGACAGCACCAGAACCAGAGGGGTCATTACCGGTAAGCAGGTGTTCCAGACGTTCCACTTCATACTCATTAAGGGCAAAACTGTCAACTTCAAGACGATGCCCCATGAAATCTGCCTTATCCATGTTAAATGCACTTGCCAGAACATCAACGTCAATAGAAGCAGAAATGTCAACAGGAACAATGGTGTACAGACGTTCAGCCGGAGTATTCATAGGAATGCCAGCAGCATTATACTCCTTAGAAATGAACTTCATCTTGCCATAAATCTGACGGAACTTCTTAACCAAGGTCTTACCGGAAGCTTCATCAGTAACGGCAGCAACAGTCACTTTCTTGAGCTTATTGTTCTTTACCAGCTGATACAGCAGATACTTCTTCATGATGAAAGCATCCAGTTCAGCAGGCTTATAAATCTGGTCGATGATGTTCTGCACAAAGGCAGACAGATTAGCTTCACTCATGAAAGCAGTTTCCAGAGCTTCACGATTGACAGTTACCTTATACTTAATACGAGAGTTCACAGCATGGTAAGCAGTGTAAACCTCAGCAGGGTCGCTACCAAATTCAGCTTTCATAACTTCATCATTAGTAGCACGGTCAGCAGAGAAGTAAGGGGTTGCTTTCTGCATCATTACATAAATTTCCTGAACAGTAGCGCTAGTACCCAGAACACCCTTATCAAAAACCTGCCAAGGGTCTTCAAAAGAAATGTAACGCATAACGGTCAGGCCAATACGGTCAACCAGAGCATTACAGAAATAGTTCAGACGCGGTTCATAAGAATTGATGAACGTCCATGCGGATTTAATGGATTCAGTAGTGTTTTCAATCTGAGGAGCACCACCAAAAGTAGCATCACTACCAAATACAGCCTGAATAATACCAACAGCAGCGGAAGTCGCCATTATAGAATCATCCTTTCTTAATAATTGCACTCAATGTCAAGAGTACCATCAATGATAAGTTTGCCTTTAGCGGCAGCGGTCAAAGTTACAACACCAGTAGAAGTTACACTAGCACTAGAAATGGTACCATCTGCAAGAACTACACGCAGACAGGGGATAGAATTGGTAACTACAAATTTACCGTAACCAGTTTTCATAACGCGAGCCATTACTTCACCAGGAATGGTAAATGCAGTGGTGTTAGAGGTTTCGCCCTTATCAAGAGCGGTGTGAATTACCAGAACATTGGAGAGGGTGCTCATGTTCTGATTGTGGAAGGAATAGGCCATAAAATCATCAACTCCTTAAATGTCTTTCAATAAATAATTACAAAAATAATATCTGACGCCATCGCTTGCATTTCTTTCGCTGGTAAAAGCAAAATAATATTTATTATCTACATTAACAACTTTAAAGCCTAAATACCCTCCACCATAATATCTATTTACTGATTCAATCGCCACATTACTATATGTTAGCATACGACTAAAAATAGCCGGAGGAATTTCAATTACTGGTTAATCAGCCTTATGCGCTTTTGAATCAAGAATATGAACAAATAACAAATTTCCTATTACAGTAAAATTTTCATCATTATAACTAAATGGTCTACTCATAATTTTATCACCTACTTTCTACCAAACATTTTCTTGACAAAAGCCTGTGCAGCTTCATCAATGGTAATTGTATTGCCACTAGGTTTCTGATAATCGTCATTTGGCTTATTGTCATCGTTCAGAAATGCTTTAACATAATCTTTACGAAGATTGTCATAAGCTTCATGCCAGTTAGATGCACCATCTGGACAACCTTTACTAAATTGTTCTGCTTCATTACGACATTCATCAAATTCATCGAGAACGCCAGCAATCAGAGTTCCCTGTTCATCAGGTTTAGCATCGACAAAGCCACCAAGCATTGCAGAAATTTCGTCACGCGTTTTCATTATTTATTACTCCGTTCATAAGTAAGTTTAAGATTCTCACAAAGGGCAATAATTGCTTGCATATCAACGCCAGTCGCATGAATCTTAATGTAGTCACCTTTAGAGCTGTCACGAGGGACAGAATGATAAGAACCAAGGTGTTTCATTACTGTCTGTGTTGCACAAATAAAATTATTATCCAACCAGTTCAAAGGATTAACACGACAATCATGATAAATTACTTCAAAGTGAAGGTGTGCGCCATAGCAATTACCAGTTGCACCAGAATACCCAATAAGCTGACCCTCGTAAACGTATTGACCGTTTTTGACGAGGCACTCTTTAAGGTGTGCATAGCGTGTTTCCAGCTTAGAACCATTATAATTGTTATGCCTAATTCTAACCATGTTGCCATAAGACTGCATCCCAGTTTTGGTTCTACCATCCCAGCTCTGTACCTGATTTACTGTGCCATCCTCAGCTGCATAAACAGGTGTACAAGGAGCAGCACGCAGGTCAATAGCATGATGTGCAGAACCGTCATTATAAGTCCAGCCAACTGTGATAATGTGCTTCTCTAAAGGCCAACAGAAAAGGACATCACCGTTTGATTTCCTCATTTTCTTCATCTCCTTTAAGTTTTTCCAGATAAGGCTTAAACAGAGCAGAAAGTTCAGGATTTACAGCGCACATATTCTCCATAATGCTAATAAGCTCCATAATGCAAATATAAGTAACCACAGCGCCTACAAGGGGAATCTGGATACCAAGATCAACATATTGCATTGCATATTCGATACCATAAGAGCCAACCACAGCAAGAATCTCCATGCACTTGTGATAACCACCCTCACGCATGATAGAGGAATTATATGAACCATCGTGCTTTGCTTTAATCAGCCCTGTTAGAATGTCAAATGTGATAAAACCCAGAACAATGACAAAGGGCATAAAATCAACTCCTAACATTATACACCTACAATCTTCAAAATGTCCATCAGGTATCGCCTAATTATTTCATCTTCACAATACAAACCTCCCAACCGATATTGTTTAATTATATATAATAACCAGTTAGGGCGTGGAGTGCGTGCAATCAAAATGGTGTTATAATCATGGTCATCATTTGTCAACGCATAAATCACGCCACTACCCGGACTGTATTTCCTAGAGAGGTAGCATTTACCAGAAGAGAAGTCTACCCATAAGCCTAAATAATCGTCATGAATCTTAAAACCAAACTGATATTTAGCTTCAGGAGTTTTCTTAGCAATGCCAACTACACTATCAAGATAAAATTCGTTGTGAACGGCATATTTACCAAACTTGCTGCCTTTCATTAAGCGACCAAAGTCAGTTTTCTCTTTTGCTTCAATGTACTCTTCATTGTTAGCAATTTGAATTAAGACTAAGCCCTCTCTAGTTGTGGCAATTTGCTTTTTGTTAATTGGCTTTTTGATATCAAATTCTGTAAAATAAGGATTTGCCCATGTGACTGCATTACCGAAGAAGAAAACGACAACACGGCGCATACGAGCGATAGTTTCATATAGTTCGCAGAAAAATGTTACTTCGTCTTTAAGGTATCCATGATGACTTTCGTCCATGGAGATAAATTCATCAAAGCAGATTTTATTAACGAGTGGGAGTTCTTCGGATTTAGCGGATGAAATGTATCTGGTTTGGCCGGCAAGTTTACCGTCTATATAGTAAGCTCCCTCTGGGGTTCCCTTTAACTCGTGATCAGGAAATTCATGAGCAACAGCTGCCCAGAAATTCTCTTTAGCTTTCTTATTCATTTCAGTTTTATAGCGGCGAATATAAATAAATTGATTCCCGTTCTTGATAAAATCTTCGGCAGCCCATTTCTTAAAGCCATAAGTTTTACCACAACCACGAGAACCAACTACAAAATTAAAGAGCGCATTATAAGATAATGTGTTCTTTAAGTCCCACCACATTGACATTGTAATACACTCCTTTCATATTTAATATTAAGCCGAGGACTCGACCATTATGCTTAGAGTTAGCGTTCCAATTAACTTGGATTGCGAACATCTTGTGCTGTCCTTTTGGATGGCGGAGTAGGAGAAATGACAAACCTATGTAACCATCAAGCTAACAGGCGTGTTAGCGCGGCTGTTTCTCCGACTATTGTGTTTAAGAATACTGCTGCCAGTTAGGTGGATGAGCCTACCGGTTGTAAGAGTTCTGCTACACAATGTCGGCTTTGGTGGTAGAAATGGGCACAACCCCATTAACGTCCAATGACCAGTTTTCCGTTACTCTTAAAGAGTTCTACCATGTTAAGGGTGGCGAAAGGAATTGAGCTAGCAGTCACGCAAACCTATCCGTAACGCTTCACGCGCCTGACCACGGCTTAGGAGCATCAATCGTGCCTTTCGCTCCCTATGATTATATTATACTTTACAATCCGTATAAAGTCAATAATACGGATTGTACTTTTTGTAAAATTAGGAATGATTATTACATAGTGTATAATGCTAGATTTTAGAAGTCCAATAAATAGGACTACAAATAAAAGTATGACTTTTGGCATCGACACCTTTTGGAGTACAATAAATGGGACTGTAAGGTTAAAGTACGATAAATGGGACTTCTAGACTTTGACACTACTTT